GTTTAATAATTTAATGGGTTAATATTATTGCGCCTTTGAGCGCGTTCAGTCGAGTCGTTTGATATACACATATCCCACGAAGAACCGATGACCGTCGACTTCATCTTCCTTCTCTTCGATGAAGGCTGTAGCCTTATACGGAAACTCTTCGGCTGTCAGCGAACGCACGAAGGTGGTCTGGTCGGCTGGGATATATCCGAGGTGATGTCTATCGTCGGCAACAATCTTTATTGCCTCGGGGTCAAACTCATTGTCAGGTTCGGGCACCAGGGCACAGTCGACACGACCCACATACCGCCCGATACCATCACGACGGTTGATACCGGCAATCTTCAGGATGCGGAGATTCTCGAAGACCGAGAGCCAACCGCCATCGTCACGACGTTCAGGCCAGGGACCGCTGTAACTGTTTGAGAGGATAGCGTCGCGGATGGTGTCTTTGCCCGCGAGCTCTGCCTGTATCAGTGCCTCACCCTGGCGCATGAGCTGACGGGCATCGGCCATAAGGCGTTCGTGGTCAGCTGCGCGTTGCTCCTCTTCGGCCTTCGTAACGCGCTGAGCCGCTTCCATCTGTCGTTCGGTGTAGCTTTTATGCGGGAACACGAGCCACCATATATACAGGAGGAAGATTCCGATGATGATGAAAAATAATAATAGTGTCATAATCGTATATTTTTGAAGTTAGACATTTGTTATTTCGTGCGACGCTTCGGGGATTTCGTGCGACCTGAACTATCCAACTTCTCGGCAATCATGTCGAAGTCGTCGTGGACGGATTGCGCGAGCACCTTCGCATATCGTTGCGTCTGGGTGATGTTCGTATGTCCGAGCATCCTCGATACATTCTCAATCTTTGCGCCATTGCGAAGCATGTAGGTGGCGAAGGTATGGCGGGCAAGATGGGAGTGCAGGCGTGTCTTGATACCAGCCAATAGACCGAGGGCTTTCAACTGATGGTTGTAGTCAGCATTGTTGATTCGCGGCACTTGCATACCATACTTCTCCAGCACTCGCACGGCTGGCGGCAATAGGCTCGACACGTAAGGCACGCCCGTCTTGATTCGCTCGCCTGTGTTGCTCCATCGGGTGCCGTCCCACTTATAGTCGTTGATATTGAAAGCCTGAGCATCAGAGAAACTGAGGCCCGTATACATCTGGAAGATAAACAGGTCATGCGCGATATCGAGCATCGACCCAGCAGGCAGGATGATACTCTCGAACTGCCGCATTTCGTCCTCAGTCAGATACTCGACGCTCTCCCTGTCGCCTCGCTTGAATTGGCCTTTGAGCCGTTCGTAGGGGTTGCGGTCTATTTTCCCGAACCTGTCGGCACGATTGAGCAGAGCCTTCAGACACTTGTGATACTTCCACACACCGGCATCGGATATCCTGTCTCCATTGACGGTCTTGCGCTGATGCAACCAAGCGTCAAACTGGCTTATCTTCTCAGGAGTCACATCCTGCCAGGTCTTGATGTCGCCATACTCTATCAGCCGGGCAAGCAGCGTGCGGTAGTGCTTTGCAGTCCCGTCCACGAGATTCAGCTGTGGTATCTGTTCCTCTATCCAGTCGAGCAGCACGGGTTCGTCGCTCATCGCCTCCGATGCCTGGTACACCTTACTGCGGATGGCTTCGGTGTTAATCGCTTCACCGGCCTTGATGCTGTCGTTCACCCTGTCGCTTACTATCTCGTAGATGATTGCCAGCCGTTCGTTCAATGTGGAAGAGTCGGGACGGTTGACAATCTGCCCGGCCTTCCATTCGCTTTTACGCACGCGGATGCCTGTACTTATATAGTATGACCTCCGCTCAGCCGTGATTCTCACCTCCAGCGTACCGACTCCGAGAGCCTTTGATTGCTTTTTCCTATCAAATATTATATTTGTTGTTATCATAGATTTCCTTTATGTTTTACTGTTTTACCGTTTTACCCCTATGTTTTACCCCTGAAATACCCTGCGGTAAAACATTGGTAAAACATTTGGGCTAAAAATGTCACATTTTGTCTTGTTTTGTATTCTTTCATAATCTCTCGTTTTTAACGTTAACTCCCTGTTTTTAAGGCGGATGCAGCGATTTTCTGCATATCCCCGTGCTCCCGAAAGGTGATCCGTTTGGGGACATGCGTGATTCGACGTAATTGATTGTATATAAATAGGTTAACCGTGTTTCGCATGGTATGGCTGGGAAAACATTGGTAAAACATTTCCCCAGGATAACGATTATCACGGCTAAAACTATTATATCATATATAATCATACGTGCGTGGTATTTTTATCACCTCGTTCACCTCTGTCGGCTACACCGATGGGGAATGGAGAGTCGGTAAGAATATCCTTTTGCTGAAGCATTTCGATAGTTGTGCGCATTGTCTCTTTGTCTTTCCTTAAATCGGCAATAGTCTGTGATTGCTCATCGATACGCTGTTGCTTATCGTTGACCATTATCCGCAGATCAGCATTTTCCTTCCTCAGCCACTCCAGCTCTTTCAGTATATCAGCAGGAATGGTCTGAGGAACATCCTCATGCTTTTGTAATTTCATCACCTCATAGTCAGGATTCGCTTCTTTGTTCTGATTCTCGATGTTTTCGGAATCAGGCACGTTTTTCAGGAGCATGTACTGACTTTTTCCGTAGAGGTAATTCATGTTAAGCGGTTCTCCCAGGTTTTTTATGAATGCCGCTGCGAGCCGTTTCATGTAGTCTTCACCGACACGCTTTTTGCCTGCGCGACAGTCAGAGAGATAAGACGCACTACCCTTAACAAGTGCAGCCGTTTCTTTCTTATTCAGCCGCATTTCTTTCATTAGATAGTCGAGAGCTCGCAGGAAGGGTGCATTATACTGCTTTTTCTCTTCGATTCTGCTGTCTTCATCCATAATTACACCGTAATTCTCTTAAATTATATTAAAATTAAGCCACATTTCCACCAGAATTGCACTGGTTTCACTGAAAGTTTGTATATTTGCACCCGAAAGTAAGTAAGTAACCAACGAGGCAAGAAAATAGCCGTCAGACGGGAGGCCGTCTTTTCACAAGCGGATAACCGCCTAATTTGCGAACACTTTGCGAGGGTGTCGGATTGCAAATATACGGCTTTTTCTGCCAAGTTGTAACAAAGTAACTAATTATTTAAGCAATTTTAAAACAATTATGGTAAAAGAAAAGGTAACAAAGGAAGATTTGATGAGGTTTGCCGTTGGCGACCAGAAGACCTTTACGCTGCCTAATTGGGACAAAGCCAAGAGTGCCGCATCCTATGCTTACCAGGCGAAGAACCGTCAGGAGACTTACGGTTGGATGTTCAAAGCTGTCATCGGTGATCCCGTTGAAGGCAGTATGCAGAGAAGTATCACCATCACAAGACTCGCGTAGGTTATGAGTATCAACTGGAGTGCATTCGAAGCCAAGGTGCTCGCAATCATCGAGAAGGTGATGACGAAGATCATGAAGCGTTACTGCGAGAAGTGGGTAACGGCTGAGGTTCTTTGCGAGCATGTGGGATGCTTTACTCCCAGGTGGTTGAAAGATCATGGACAGATGCTCGGACGGACACAGCCAGAGTGGAAAGACAAAGACGGGGTGGTTCATAAGATGAGATTCGTCTACCCCTTGCACGAGATACTGGAGATGGTTGAGGATGGAAGGATAAAAGAATTAAAAGAAACCACAAAGTAATGAATTGCATAAAGTACATGTTTTAGAAGATTTTTTCTTTTTTGCGTCGCCAGCGGGCGGTCTTTTAGAGTTTATTTTTTGACATAGGCTTTTGGTCCTGCCGGTTCGGGAGAATAGACAGGTTTTTCAAGAGACTACAGAAAGAAGGTGAGAAGATTACAGGATAACATTTTGGAGGTATGGCCGAGTGGTTGAAGGCACCAGAGAGCGGATATGCAACTGGCACAGATGCGACAAGAGCTCATCGCACAACCCGCAGGTTCGAATCCTGCTACCTCCGCAACATTTTAGAGACTCCGACAAACGGAGCGACGAGATTGAAATCTCGGCACCCAGAAACGGCAGGGCTCGCAGCGGCGACCATCGAACCAATACATAGCCGGATGTGGAGGCAACGTGCGAGGGACCTCGTTTGAAACAGAGCGAGAGGGTAGCGCGACCGGACAGACGCGAATCATCGAGGCGATGACGCGGAGGTGAGAAACCTTGCTGAGCCACAGGGTACCAGTGTGACGTGTTCACCAATATAGAGAGTAAAGCAAATGCGCGGCAGTGCGATTCAAATCAAAACGCGCAGAATCATCGCAGAAGTTAGGAAGTCGATAGGATGTGATTATATCATTCATATAGATATAGAATCTTTGCCCGCGCAGCTTCGGTTGTGCGGGCTTTTAATATAGTCGTGTAGCTCAGTAGGTAAGAGCGCATCCAGTAGGAGTCCAAAGGATCTTGGTTAAAGTCACCAATACAGGTGGCGATACCTTAGCGGATGAGGTCACGGGTTCGATTCCCGTCACGGCTACATCATTACTTAATTTAAAAATCAAAGGCTTATGAGAAAATCAATTTATCAGCTCATCCGTGAGCAGAAGACAGACTGGCGTGAGTTCGCAGAGATAGTAGGATTCAGAAACACCATGCAGCAGATAGCTGTTGGCGCAGTGATGACAATACTATTCCTGGCAATCCTTGGAATAGGCGAGTGGATATCAAGATTAATATTTGAATAGCTATGACGTACAATCAACTACAGCAACAGATAGCCGAAAGCGACAAAAAGTTTGCCGAAATGGAAGCGATGCTCCAAGAAAAGATAGACATCGAGATGGCGAGCCGATTGCCAGACCGCACGGCAGTGCTTAGGATGAAAGAACAGATAGCCGGTATTCATGGCCGCGCTCTCAGAGCAGCCGACAAATTAAAGAAGGAATATGCGATGCAGAACGCTCCAGCCGATATCGGTGACGTGATAGGCACGGAAATAAAGATACAGCGTAAGAACGGTGTGCAAGGTCACATCTACCGACTCATGCGAGTGGACCGTATAGAGGTGGCGGCTTTTGAAGTGCCGTCCCTCGTATATTATGGCACCTACCTTAAAGCCGATGGGAAGACCCCTGTGGCAAAACAGATGATGATACCGATTCATCAGAAGGACATAACAAAGGTTGTGAAAGTCACAGCCAACAAATACTAAGTATGCTATTAGTAGGAATGAAACCACAAGAACTGCTGGCGGAGGTTAGCGACGACCTGAAGAAGATTGCCGCTTGGTTCCCCTCACAGCACGCCATCGCTCATCGGTGGATGCTCAAACAGAAGTTACCCGCATGGTTCTGTACTCAATACAAGTCAGCCCGCAATAACGTCTGGAAGATAATGTGGGAAATACAGAGCCGCAAGTTCCCGACGGGTGCCCTGGTAGAGTACACCACCATCAACGGCAAGCACGGGCGGTTTGTTATCAAGCCGCAGATAAGTGCTGGCGGGTTCTTCATCATTCTCTACATCCCGCATTTCTTCAAGCGGTATCGTGAGAGGATGAAATTAGGCGATAAACTGAAGCCCGAACAGCTCATCAGGAGATACCTCCGCAACAATACGAGCGGTATCAACACTGGCAAGAAACTGAATGTCGAGGTGACCACCAAGGAGGGAATCGCTCTCGGCAACATCATCTACAAGCGGCTGGTGATCATTAACACGTTTATCACATACGACATGTCTTACGGCAAACAGGTTGAGCGTTTCAACGATGGCCGGGAGCGAGCCGACAATGTGGGATATGTGGAGATGTACGACGAAGACGTAGTATCAGAGATGCGAGAAATCGGCATCGATGCAAAGGATTTCGCTACAAAGGTTCAAGAGAAAGTTAAAGAAAAGCTAAACAATAACAACAATGGAATTTGAAGGTAGAATCAAGAACGTGATGCCCGCCAGGACGGGTACATCACAAAGAGGTAATGAATGGAAGACACTGCCATTCGTGTTTGAGTATAAGGAAGTCGAGACCGATCCATACCCCGATAGTGTGGTGCTCGAAACCTTTGATACTAACATCATCAACGGCATTGAGTCATGCTGCAAGCGTGACAATGACGGTAATCTAATAGTCGAAAAGGGAGAACTGGTGATGACCCGCGATATCTGGGTTCGCATAGGCTTCCGTCACAAGACCCACCTATATGTACCGAAGGACGGAGGCACGCCACGCTACATCACCGATTTGAGGATCAATAATATCATGGCGATTAATGCACCGGCACAACATCCGCAGTTCGGTCAACAGGTAGCACAGCAGCAGATGGCACAGCAGCAGCCACAATATCAGCCAGTGATGGGCGGACCACAGACACCACCATACAATCCTCAGTACCTACCCCAGCAACAGGAGGTGACAAATGATGATCTCCCATTTTAACTATTTCAGCGAGTCCAGGCCTACAGGATGGACTCGCTCACAATTTCCAAACATGAGTAACAGTCTGCCTAACCGCGTATGGCGCAAGCAGCAGAAGTAATAACATCATAAAATCAAAAGACTATGGCAAGAAAAAAGGGATTACCAGTGATTACCGTTGAGACCGTTCCCCACGGTCAAGAGCCCAACGGGTATGTGTTGAAGTTCACAGGTGCGAAGCAGCCAGGTGGCTATCTGTATTTCACACCAGATGAGTTGCTGAAAGGATTCATGTGTCACATCGGTCTTCGCATGACCGACCAGCTCAACAAAGAGACGATGAACGACTTCATCACAGCTGCTTGCAACTGGAAAGACACGGAGTCGTGTCAGAAGGAGATAAGAAACCTGCAAAACAAACTCCGTCTGACTATCATCAGCCGCAATTCTATGGCGCGACGACTGATGGAAGACCGCAAGCGGCTGGTTGATATGATAGGACTGATTCAGGGATTGGCGACTGAGAATAAAGGCAACAAGTACCTGGTAAACAAGCTCAATGCCATCACTAAGAACATGACCAAAATGCGCAAGTACTCCGCCAAGGAACTCGGCATCCCCCAGGAGGCATCAACAGAAGACGATACTACTGAGGAGGACAACGATGACTAAGGCTAAGGAATGGACAAAGGAAGAGCTGGCGAAGTTGCGCGAGCTCTATCCTACGACTCCCGCTTGCGACCTCGCTGATGTGTTCAAGTGTAGTAGTGGTGTGGTAAGTTATCAGGCCCGATTGCTCGGACTGAAGAAAGACCCATCCTTCCGCACACAGAACTACATCGGGCGTTACACCCTTCGACGCGGCAAATATAACATTTACAAGCGATGAGGGATGTAGAGAGGCGACGACAGAAAGACCACGAACGCTATTTGCGGCAGCGTGAGGCGCGAATGGAGAAGCAGCGGGCATACTATCGGGAGCACCGCGATGAAATCCTTTACAAGAAACGTAACGGCTTAATACGTTAGAGAAACTATGACAGAAGAAAGTAACAACATACCGCCAATCACGGAGATCCCCGAGTTCCTACAGGGCGACAACTGGTTCTCGGCTGAGATAGACGACGACCTACTGGACTTCGCCAAGCCCTACCGACCGCCCCGATACACGATGGAGCGCGACGGGGTGGCGTTTGCCGATGTCGGAGAGCTTCACCTCGTGAGCGGTAAGCCAGGCAACGGCAAGACAGGACTGATGAGCCAACTGGAGGCAACGATACTCAGCGGTTCATTCGGTAATATGTCAGCCCGTAAGGTTATGCACCGAATCAAGGAGGACGGAAAAATCGTTGAGCGCGAGATTCTCACCCGAATGCTTCATATCGACACAGAGCAGGGCGAGGATGACACGATAGCCTTCAAGAATCGTGTGTGCTCGATGTCGGGCATGACATCCGAAGAGGCTGCAAAGCATTTCTTCATCCTGAGATTGCGCGACACAGAGACAGCTAACGACCGATGGCGTAAGATACTGAAAGCGATATGGACGGTACAACCCACCGACATATTCCTCGACGGTATGCTCGACATCGTGGAGGACTACAATGACCAAAAGGAATGTCAGCCGATTATTCGCAAATGCATGATGCTGGCGACCTACTTCGACGCAAGCCTGTGGGCCGTGCTGCATGAAAACCCGATGGTGGATAAACTCGTGGGCACACTCGGTTCGATAGCCCAGCGCAAGGTGTCGGAGATATTCGTCGTAGTAAAGGTGAAGCAGTCAGAGCTCAAAGACAACGACCGACGCGACGATCTGCCAGACATCTATTTCAAGGTGAAGCAGGTGAAGGCTCGTGGTAAAGATGTTGCCGACTGGCTTTTCCGTTACGAGACGAATGCTGGCGGATGGGGTCAGCCGGTGGAGATTGAGGACAATGGCGCCAGGGTAGTCAACTCCAAGGAAATCCAGATGATGAAGGAATGCAATGAGCGTTTTAAGTCATTTAACTGGACTTCGAGCGGTGCGACGTACACAGACCTCGACAAACACCTGAATAACCAGGGTATCACCTCCAACCGCAAGAAGGGCGACCTGATCAATGCGGCAAAGGAGTTTGGCATCCTGACGACGACAGGCACTAAGGGGCATTTCAAGTATCACTACAACGGACTCAAAGACATCCCCAACGATGAGCCGAATGCTTTGCCATTCGACAAACAAGATGGTGATGACGTGGTGCCGTTCTAAACATTACAGAAGCCGTTCAACTTGGCTGCATCATTCCGACGCACGAAGGCAAGAACAAAACGACTTACACACTCGCATAGCCCCGCCACCCCGCCCCCATATATTCTTAATATTAAGAATATAAGGGGCGGAGGTTCTACGGGCACGCGGGCGACGCGCACACGTGCACGCGCATTTGTTTCTCAGATATTGCTTTTTCCATAGAGTCCGAAAACCTTCTTATTATATCGATTACCACCCTTTATAGTAAAAAGGTTGCCACCCTTTATAGTAAGAGCCTTTTTAACCCCTATTTCAGACCCATGCCAGGAATCGACAAAATCATCATTGACAGAGTGCTGGAAGCCGCGAAGATCGAGGAGGTCGTAGGCGAGTTCGTGACACTCAAAAAGAAGGGTGTCCGCTACATCGGCTGCTGCCCATTCCATAAAGACCGCCATGCCGGTAGCTTCGTCGTCTATCCCGCAAAGGAGTGCTACAAGTGCTTCGTGTGCGGAGCCAAAGGTGGTGTTATCGAGTTCCTGAAGAACCACCAGCACCTGACATTCCCCGATGCCATCCGCTGGCTCGGCAAAAAGTATAACATCGAAACCGATATGACAAACTTCAACTATACACCACCGCCACCAAGACCGGCACCGCCACCACTCGACCTGTTGGTACTACCCAAGCACCTGATGGCTGGCACTCAGACACAGCAAGCCATCGAGAGCGACAACCTCGTAAAGTGGATTCGTAACAACATCTATTGGGACACCGTTCAGCGTAAGCGCGTCGAAGAGATGATTGGGCTCTATAATATCGGTCACGGCAAGAACGGACACACCATATTCTGGCAGATTGACGAGAAGGGGCAACTGCGCACGGG